CGCGGCATAGGCTGTGTCATGGTTGTGGTCGGTTGCCGCATAGCCCTCATGCTCGTGCGCTGGCACTACCAGGTCCGTGATCTGCTCACCCGAGGCGTTGTAAACCATTCGCAGCTTGCCCGTACCTGTGATCGTGCCGGTGACGGTACAGTTGGTCAGAATGCCGTTGTTGACAAGATCACCATCGAGGATGGTATTCTTGCCCAACCCCACCACCTCCACCCCCGCCGGGACGACCAGGAGGGTTGACTCGTGTTCAATGGTTGCTGCGCGTAACCGCCAGGAAAGTGTGCCATAGTTGTCCCAAAAACTCCCCGGATCATCCTGAACACGGACCCAGATTGAAGTCGTGGCTGCCTGAAAATATGCGCGTCCATAAACCTTACCATCGGTGCCGGTGAACACCTCCGCGTGAGCGCAAAAATCAGGAGGTGTCTCGCCATAAACCCCTTCTGTTCTTTGCCCGACGAGACCGCTGAAAACGCTCCCGTCTGACAACTGGAACTTCGAGCTTTCCTGCGGATAAAAGCTGCCGACCGAGAAATACCCGTTCCAGCTCTCCACTGCGTACCACTGCCCGATCTCTAACCCGCTGATCTCATGGCCTGCTTCTCTCTTGACGTCAATCGACCCCGTGGCAATCTCCGCCCCCGGCACATACGTCCCGCCTGCCGCCACCGGCAGGGTCAGCGTGCCGGACGGCAGCAGCACCGTGTCCCCCGCCACCGCCGCAGCCAGCGCCGCCTGCAAGCCCTCGGTCGTGGCCGGGTACTCCGCCAGCCGCGCCGCGCCGGGGTGTCGCAGGAGGATAGTGGAGCCGGAGAGGTGGATGGTGTTGGCGTCCACGAAGATGCCCGCGCCGGCGAGGACGCGTCTGGAGAGCAGTTCGCGCATCCGGCGCTCCAGGCGCAATATGCGGTCTTCGTGATCGGGCAGCGTGCCGTGCGGGTCGGTCCTCATAGCAGTTTCCTCCGAATGGCCCTGACCGCCGCTTCCACCGAGGAGGTTTCTTCTTCGCTGAAATCCACCACATTCCCGGGGCCAAAGTAGCGCTCAGCCACGGCGTGTTTGATCTGGTCTTCTATCTGGCTGCGCCGGTTGTGCCAGTAGGCCCCCTGGATGAAGCAAGCTTTCCGCGATGGTGGGACGTAGACAACGAAATCAATCCACTGCGAGCCCCGCGCTCCGATGATCCCGACCGGGTACTGGAAGTTGTAATCCAGCCTCAGCTTGTCGCACGCCAGGGCAAAGTGCCATTCATTCCGGCTGTCCGGGTAGATGCCCTGTACCAGCCCGATCTCCTCTTCCGGCGGGCGCGTAATGCGGGGGCGGGCGGGCGCGGCGCTCATACCAGGTACACCGATAGTTGACCGATTTCGCCAAGTTCCCGCTTGCCCTCATCGGTCACGGCCCGGGTGATCTGCACGGAGGTGGGCTCGATAAATACGTACTGGCTGTCATGCTCGGCAAACAGCCCGCGCATCAGCACCGGGGCGGGGTGTTGGTTGGAGTCGGCAAACGATTCCAGTATCTCCAGCGTTTGCTGCGGGGTAGTCGGAACCCGCCGCCCACCCATGTCCAGCAGTCCGGTGTCGGCCAGGAAGGTGATGGTGTAGAGACGCTTTTGCGGCACGCGGGTCACGGCGTTGACAGTGATGGCGTTCAGCTTTGGGCTAATGGCCGGGTCGGTGGTGTGGAGTCCAATCTGGAATTTGATCCGCCGCCCCGTCACCTGGTAGATCTGGTTGTCATTGTTTTTCAACAGCACTTCCGCCACCGGGCTGTCGGTTATATAGTCGCTCATTTCCACCCAGGGGGCATCGTCGCTGTCCACTTTGTATTTCAGCGTCAAAAACACCTTAGGTCTGTTGTCCTCCGTCAGTTGCAGGTTGTCGCAATAAATCAGGATGGATTTCCAGAACTTGACGATCTGTTTGTAGCCGCCGGAAAACCAGCTAGTTTCCAGGTATCCGCTGGAGGTGTAGCGGTAGTCGGCCTGTTGAGCGGGATTGATCGCCACCGGCAGCCAGTACACGCCGCCGCGCTCGGCGATCCACAGCCGGTCGCAGTCTTCGCCCGGGATGACCTGCACGCCCATGCCAAGCAAACGGTTTCCAGGCAGCCCCCGGTAGACCTCGTGCCAGCCGGTATCGTTGTAGAGCATGACCGAGCTGTAGCCGGTCAGGTGGTCAATGGCAGCATACATGCGCCCGGGGTAGGCCACCAGGTTGCGGATGTAGCCGCGCCGGTTTTCGGGCAGCCCTTCGTCGCGGTTGGGGCCGATGTCGTCCAACCGGTCCATGTAATAGCGCTCCAGCCCGTCCAACATCCCAAAGTACAAATACAACCCGCGCTGGAGCATGGCCCGGCAGTTGGTGTCATTGGCCACCGCCGCCAGTTCTCCCAGAGGCACCTGGTCGTAGATACCCTTCTTGACCGCGCCAAATCCGTCTTCCTTGCCCACCCAGGGCACGCGGGGGTCGCCGTAGGGTTCGATATTGGAAATGCGGTACTGGGTGTTGCCCGCCACCACTTCCTCGCTCCAGACGGGATCCGCGCCCCACGCGGGCAGGTCGCAGCTCGAAACCTTGCAGGCCACCGCTTTGGCCCGCCAGAGTTTCTTCTTGCCCTCCTCATCCTGGATCAGCTTGAGGAAGGTCGCCGTATGGTCCGGCCCCAGCGTGCGGAAATTCAGTTGCCATAAGGGGGCGGTGTCGGCGGACTTCTCGGCTCGCATGGCGATAATGGGCGCGTCCTCGCCCTGAGCAAAATAGACCACATCGTCACATACGCAGACGTCCGTGACCGGCTTTGTAAAAGGCGGCGCGATCTTTCCGTAGTAAGAGAAGGTCACTTCTCCCCAGGCGCCGGTGCCCACAATGGCGTATTCGGTGTCGCGGGTCTGGGGAACGCACCAGGGCGGGGATACGCCTACTTCCCCCGAGGTCGGGTCGCCGAAGATCCATATGATCTTGCGCCAGCGGGTTTCCTCGGTCGCGCCCGGGCCGGCGATGATCTTGAGCTTGGGCTTGGTCCCCACCGTCCATTCCTGGGCGTTGTTGATGTAGCTGATGCCGGGGGTGAAGGTGTCGGAATGGATGTATCCGTGCCGGCCTTCGATGTACAGCCGCGCCGGGTCGCCGTTCCAGGGGCTGTGTACCATGAACTGCGAGCCACGGTAGTTGAAGAAATGCACCTGCCCGGGTTCCGCGTCGGTGGGCGGTACGCGCAGGGCGTAAGCCAGCGCCCCGAGGTTGGCCGTGGAGGAATAGGCCGTATAGGCCGCGCCGCCGAATACCCGGATGAACTTGCCCGCTGTGCCCGAAAGCCCCTCGCCGTTTGTGCCGATCAGGTACGGCAGCGTCACCGGGGCATCGTCGGGCCCGTAGTAGGTGTCCAGCACCGTGGCGCTCAGCACGTAAGCTTGGTTTTTGATCAGCGGCAGGTCTACGCGGAAAACCACCTGCTGTCCGTCTTCGGTGTAGGGGATGGAAAATTCCTTCTCCAGCGCGTAGCTGAAGCCGGCCCGATGATCCATCAACGCCAAAACCTTATCACGGGCAGCGGCCGCGTCGTAGACCTCATCCTTGAGCAGAATCGCCAGGCGCACCCGCGTGACCTTTCCCAGGAACAGCGAGAGGTTTTCCAGCGGCTTGGTGGTGTTCCAGGTGAACTCCGCCGAGGCCATGACCCGATTAATATAGTCACCGGGTCCGAGGGATTCAATGTTTTCGTCCGTCTGCAATCTCGGCTGCTGGTAGCTCCCCAGCGGATTGACAAGCGTGTCCACCGCGGCGGCCCCTACCCAGCCTTTGGTCGGGAGGGGGGCCAGCACCACCGGCCCCCGTGAGGCATCCACCCCGTACGAGTCGGCGTAGCGAGTCTTATCGTCCTCAAAATCCGCCTGCCCCCGTCCGCCGGAAAAATCCTTCTGGGTGATGGGGGTGTAGGGCATTTCAAAGCCGGCGTACTCGCTGTCGGTCTGGCTGATTTGCAGCGTGGTCTGGGGCACGTAGGCTTTGCGGATGGCCTTGCCCTGGTCGGCTACCACCAGGGCGATACGCTTGTCGCCCTGCTCGAAGCTCACGTGATGGGTGGGGTATTTCTCAGTGGGGGATACGCGTGGTTCTGTCATGGGTTACCACTGACTCAATCGAGTGTCGCGGCTGTAGCGTGGGATGGGCGCGAACATCGCCAGCAGGAACTTCTGCTCGGCTAGCGCCTCAACCAGCTTGCCTGTCTTTGGCTCTTGATCGCCCACGTTTTGCGCCCGCCGCAGCGCAGCGTAGTAGGCAACCGTGACCGCCAGCCGTCCCAGCACCCCGCTCAGGTTGTCGTCCAGGGGGTCGCTGTCGGCGGAAAGCGGCGCGTGGCGGGCGTTATGCAGCAGGCGCACCGGCATGCCGTCCGAGTGCAACGGCTCGTCCAGGTACAACGTGCGTCCGATCTGCCGCCAGTGACGGTGAATGGTCCAGCGGAACGGCTCGGTATCGTTGCGGGCCACCATGACCCGCACCACGTGATGCACATCTTCGGGCAGGAAGTATTCCTCTGCCTCCGAGTCGCTCACCAGGGTTGTGTCCACCTGGGTGAACGTGCCGATCTCCTCAAGCGTCTGGGCCACCGCCTGACGCAGATCTTCGCGGGTGTAGTGGGGGGAAAGGGCCACGTAAGCGTCCCCGGCTGCCACCGGCCGGGGAGGGTTGACGGGGGGGATGAAGGTCAGCGTTCCGCCGGCGTGCGCGGTGACGACCGCCGTCCTGCCGGCCAGCGCTCCGGAGGTGAAAAAGAGCGTCCCGCCGGTGAAATACCCATCCGGGTAGTCCAGGGCCGCATCCACCAGCGTGGTCGCCGTCCCGCCCGTGGCCGTGCCGGGGCGGGTTTCGCGCAGCAGTTCGGCGCTTCTCAGCAGCAGATCAAACAGCGTCGCCATCGCGCTCCTCTCGTGCCACCGGGACCAGCGCCCGGTAGTCGCATTTCAGCGCGTACAGACGGCCCTCGGCGTCGATAAAGCGCAGCCGGCTCATCTCCGGAATGGGGATGGGGGCGCGTTCTGGGGGCGCGGGGTCCGCGACGGTGGGAGCCGGAGGGGTCTTAGTCTTTGAGGCCATAGTTCCTCGCAAAGAAGGGCAGCCCGCCCGTCTCGGCCTGCTTATCGCAGGCGCTGCCGCCGGACGGGCTGCCATAGTACGCCCCGCTGGGGCTTAGTGGTTGGTGTATCGTCCGCCCGGCACCAGGCCGATGTCGACCGCCCCCCAGTCGCCTGCCTTACTGCCCACCTGGATAATGCGGTAAGACTTGAACGGGCCGTTGAATTTCACGGTCGTGTAATGGGTTCCCGCCGCATTAATCAGGGCGCACTGGTGAATCTGCGCCGGGTTGACCCCGTCGTGCGATTCCACAATGCTCACCTGCAGCGAGCAGTTCGCAACCGTATTGGGAACGTGAATGGCGATCACCTGGGGTTCCAGATCAGGGCCGGTTCTCACATACGGGGCCGATTCCTCATCTCCGGTCACGTTACCCGCGGACGATGATTTGCGCAACATGCAATTGCTGTCAAACATGGCATTTTCTCCTTCCGCTTAGACCACAATCAGGCCAAAGCTGCGGGCGACAGAACGCGGGTGCGTCAGGGCAAAACCCATCACCCAGTCGATCACCGAGCGGTAGGTCACCTTATCGGCGTCCAGCTCCGGCTCAGATATTTCCATGCTGTATTCCTGCCAGCCGGTGAAGTATTCCTTGCCAAACTTGACCAGGTACAATCCGGTGGCGGAGCCGCCTGTGGTCGCGGTGCCGTTCAGGGTTTCCGTGTTTCCGATCACGCGGGTCACGTCATCGGGCATCCGGCCCATGTCGATAAACGGCACGCCTGCCCATTCGGGGAACACGCGGTTGAGCGAATCGGTGGTGGTTTTGAGCATCCCGCTTTTGCGGCACAGATGGGTATGGCGGGCAATCAGGGTGTCGTTGGTCAGGAAGAACATGTTCTTCCCAGCGCCGCTGAGCGATCCGGAGACAGCCAGCAGCATCGCGTCCAGGTGGGCGAAATACTGCTGAGCCGCATCCGGGTTGGTGGTGTCGGGCGAAATGTCCAGCCCCGCCACGCCGCCGGCCGGGTCTGCGGTGATGTTCTGGGTAGCCGGCAGGTCGTTCATCACCCGCCAGCGCAAGCCTACCGGGGCATCCGGGTTAGCCGGGGTGCCGTTGATGGCCGTGTTGGTGATGGTGCGGGCGATGTTACGCGCCACCTGCTGGGTATATTCGGTCATGGGATCATACAACCGGACCGATTTGTCGCGGTAGAGGGCTTTGTCCACGGTAATTTCATTACCGATGGAGTACGCCTGTTCCTCGACTTCATCCGGTTTGACCGATGCGATGGAGCCGTGGGCCTGCCCCATCCGCCGCCAGGCAGGGATATTGGGGTTCGGGGTCTGGCGCAGTACCTTGATGGACAGCGTGCCGACGTCTTCAATCGGCAGCCGGTCTAGAAATGGCGAGTCCTCCAGCATGGTTTTGGCAACGCCGGCCACCAGCATTTTGGGACTCGCCGCGTAATCCGCAATCGTGAGGGGCATAGTCTACCTCCCTCGGGGTTACTTCCCGAATTTGAATTGCTTAAAGGCCCGCTCGAGCGTTTCCTTTCCGTCCAGCCCGTAGTGCGCGGGCCGACTGGAAGGTGGACCGTCCCCGCCCATTTGTGGCAGGGCAGCGCCGGGCGGATTTGAGGAGCTTTCCTCCGCGGCCAGGCGGGCTTTCTTGGCTGCCAGCGCGGACTGGTACTGGGTCAGGAAGCGGTACGGGGGCGCTTTCAGGTCCACTTGAGCGGCCTCCGGGTCGTTTTCGTCCAGGCTGAGCCCGGCGTCGCGTTCCATCTGCGCGACCTGACCGTTAATAAATTCGATGACTGGATCACCTGGCGTCGTTTTGGCCGGCTCCCCATCCCCGCCCGGGGCAGCGGACGGTTCTTCGGAAGCGGGCGGCTCAGGTGCGCTGCGCACGGCGGTTTCCACTTTCGCTCGCAGGTCGTCTGTCACGTCGATGCCGGCCTGCTTCAACACGCTGAGTTGGGCTTGCACCTGTTTTTGGATACGGGCTTCCAGCTTGTCGCGGGCACTCTGCTGGCGGCGGTCATAGTCGCTCAGAGCTTCAGCCACCACCTGCCGAATGACATCCACGCTCAATCCAGATGAGCTTGCGTTCCCGCCCGCGCCCTCCGGTGAAGGGGTCGCAGAACCACCCTGGCCCGGTTGACCTCGGCCTTCCGGGGAGGGCTGCCCGTCCTGCTGCGGGGGAAGCGACTGGCTCGCGTTTGGATCGGGTACGAGCATCGAATTACCTCCTTGAAGTGAAACAAAAAAGCCGGAGCGTCCATGTAGACGCTCCGGCACATGGCCTGTCGAGCCGTTTGACCTGTCGGGTCTCTTTAATTATAGCAGATCAAAATTATATTTCAAGTTTTTACTGTACCTCCAATGCGCTCTTGATATACATCTCAATAAAGACGTCCAGATCCAGCGCCGGGGCAATCCGGTCACGTATGGCTTCCAGTTCTGCCCGCGCCCCGCTTCCCAGCCGCCCATCCCCGTAGACGTAGGCGGCCAGCTCGCGCAGCAACTCCGGTGGCAACGCCGCCCATTCGTCATCGGTTAGATATGGCGGGTGGTTCATTTCCTGATACTCATCTCCCAGGATGGCCTTCTGGAGCGTGGCTTCTGAAAGCATATACGGCGCGGCTTCAATGTTGGCCGCCCCCATAGCCCGGGTCCAGGACCAGTAGGCTTTCAGTTCCGGGTGAGCCGCCAGGAAGGATCGCCGCTCGCTCTTCGAGTTGATGGCAAAGTATTTGGACTGGGTATCGAAAATACCCGGGAACAGCCGGTCGCGCTCGGCCCGGAAGGCGTAGACGGCTTGCTGAATGTGTCCCGGCAGTCCGGACAGGCGGTTCGATTCCCCGATCACATAGGGGATCACCTCCGGGTGTTCGGCCAGGTAGCGGTTTTGCCAGACGCTGAACTCGTCCAGCATCGGGTACGCGGCCCGCAATTGCTTTTGCTGCTCCAGCCCCAGCGTTTCGCGCAGCTCCCACAGCTCGCGGATACCCGGGAATTTGCTTTCCATCTCCGCGTCATAGGCCCGGACCGCCTGCAGCACCGCATCCGGCGCGTCCGTCCCGGCCTCTGCCGGCGCATGTTGCCCCTCGCCTCGCAGCATCCGCGCCCAGTCGATCAGCATTTCCGTGGGAATGTTGTCATAGTTGCGGGTTTCTTTGTCCAGGAAACTGTCCTGGAACACCTCCCCCAGCCGCTCGAGCATAACCTTCTTTTCCGTCTGCGACAGCGCGTTCCAGCCTTCCCAGATTTGATTGCGGGTGAACATCCGCAGCCGGCTTTCCGGGTCGTCCCAATTCCAGGCCGCCCGCTGCGCCTCGTACTCGGGATGAGCCTCCCAGAACAGCTCCAGCGCGTCTTCCTGTCCGGCGTCTTTGGCCTCCAGCGCCCGGTAATACTCCTCGCGCAGGGCCCGGTTTTCCCGCTCCCCTTCTGGGAAGAAGTCCAGCGCCAACGCTCCGAGCAGCCCCCTCCAACCTTGCTGGATGTTGACCCGCCTCTGGGCCTGGGTGAACGCTTCGCCGCTGCGCTCGATCATGGCTTGAATGGCAGTGTTCTTATCAATCGTCCCGTCTCCGACCATATTCGCCAGCTCGCGGTCCACGTAGTAATCCTCCAGACGCGAATCTTCCGGAAGCCCCACAGCGCGGCGGAAGGGCTTGCCCAGGTCCAACCCGCGCTCCCCGCCCACACCCAGCAGCCGGGTGGCCGACTGGATGGTGCGGGTGATGGGCAGCTTGTTCAGATCCTTGCGCCCGGTGGCCAGATCGTAGGCAAACGTCAACGGCAGGGCCGGGGACATGAACTGGAATAGCATGTCGATGGGGTTGCGGATGCGCCGGTCGGAGCCCACCCCCAGGGGGTTGGTGTAACCGACCCCGTCCTCCACCCGCACCTGCGCCAGGGCCCGGTCCCATATCGGCCCGGACCGGCTCTCGATGGCTGCCCTTCCTTCCTCGGCGTCCACCTCCTCAGCGTCGATCCAGCTGGACACCAGACTTTCGGCCCGGCGATCCTCAAGGCTCATCTGATCAGACCAGGCTTTTAGCGGGGTCATCATCTGATGGAAGGGGAAAATATGACGCATGGGATCCACGTACACCCCGCCGCCCAGCCATTCCGGAATCCAGGGCAGAGGGAAACCGGCCTTGCCCCGTAGTCGTTCAGGGTAGTCGTCCCGCTCCTGAGCGTACTGGCCGTAGGAGGCCAGGCGCAGGTAGTGGCTCAAAATCCCGGGCCGCGCCAGCGCCCGCAAGCCCCAGTTCATCATCGAGCGGGTGTACCAGAATTGGTAGGGGAAGAGGGCCGTGGCAATCGTATCCGCGTTGGTCCGGCGGTTATAGTTCAGCAGCGCCATATCGCGCTTGGCCTCGCCCCAGCGCAGCGCCCCAAGCTTGACGTCCTTCATCTGCATGTAGACTTTGCCCAGATACCGGCGCAGCGCGTTCATGTTCTCCGGCCCGAGCAGCTTTTCCAGGTCGCCCATCGTGGCTCGCTGCGCCCCCTCCCCGGTCAGCTTGTGCGCAGCCTCATCCAGCGCCGGCAGCGCCGACCGGTACACCAGCTCCAGCAGCCCGAGTTCAACCGGCATTTCCTGCAAAGAGTCTGCCGTCCCGAGCGGTGCGCCCACCGCTGGCAAGTCTTCCTGGTAAAGAATGCGCGGGTCATTGGGATCCCACGTGCCACGATTGTGCACGGATTTGATCTGCTCCTCCGGATAGAACACGATTGCGTTTCCACCCGTGTCTACCCCCTCCCAGCCCTCACTCTTGAGCCAATCCGTAAACTCTTCAGTCTCCAGAAATTCGTAGAGTTCTACAATTTCTCCATCGGCCATCGCGTCGCGGATTCTGCGGATTGCCTCTTCGTCCCCGTAATCGTTGTGCATGGTCTCGTACTGATCATTGAAGCGGCTGTAATAAAACTCTTCGGCGGCCTGGTACAGGTTCTCCTTCCTGGTATCGAAGAGCTTTCCGCGCACGTATACCGCATGCGGATACCTGCCCGAGTACGCTTGGGTGAAATCGGGATCACGTGTTAAGAAAATCCCTATGTGGCCCATCACCCCGGCACTCGAATCCCCTGTGGCGATATTCTGGGAGAGATCCTCGACATTCTTTACCGGGGAGAAGTGGTAGAAGATCTGCGGCTCCCCGTTCTCGTCAACGATTCCATCATTCCCAAACCAGCGCCAGAACTCCGCGCTTTCCGTTGGTGGCGCGGTCTGGAAGAGGTAATTGTTCTGGAAAAGCTGTGCGTTCTTGATTGCGGCGCGAATTGAGCGTTCACCCCCGGCAATTATTCGTTCAAGTTCCATCAGCAACCGTGTAGCCTTTAGGGTGTCAAATTGTTCGTTGCCAGCCATTTCCGAAATCTGGCGGCGAATGGCGTTGGCGGCTTCCTCAGGTGTTCCGTACAGGCGAATCGCAGCGTAAAAATCGCGATAGAATCCCTCGTTATTGCTCTTGCGAACGGGACGGGCTTTCGCGTAGCTTGACAGTTTCCAATTCTCCCATCCCGGCATCTTCTTGCCAGTCAAGCCGTGATAGATATTGAGTGCGCCATCGTAAGTGGTGACGGTCAGCCGCCCCCCGTCCGGCACGTCGATGACCAGTGGGGTTTCGGGAACGGGTTTATTCGCCAGCTTTGACGGGTCAGGCAACTTTTTGATACTCTCCGCATCCGGCATGGCATTGACAAACTCTTCCAGCAGGGGGGTGATGTAAGCGATCTGGCTCTTGGTGTACCCGAACCGTACCGGTTTCTCGGTCGCAACCTTCAGAGTGGCCGGGGCCTCGATCTTCACGCCCTCAATGTCCGGGGCTTCGGCAACGTCTGCCGACCGCCCCCACACCGATTCAGCCACCGGCGCAGGCGCAACCGGCTCGGAGGTAGCCTGCACTTCTTCCTCGCCCAGCCAGCGGTCGAACAGGGCGCGAATCTCATCGTTTAGCTTCACGTCAATCTGGCTGCCGGTGATCGCTTTGTAGATTTCCAGCATCCACGCTTTGAACTGGTCGAACACCGCCCGCAGTTTGCGCGAGGGGGCGCGGCCTTCGGCTAGATACCGTTCAAAACCCCGGGCAAACAACTCCTGCGCCTGCCGGTGGGTATTGATTTCATTCTGCCAGCCAGCGGGCAGCTCCAGCCCGTATTCATTTTTCAGCCAGCGGGTCACCACCGCAAGATCGTCCGCGCCCAGCATCGGCAGCCAAATGTGGGCCGTTTCGTGCATCAATGTGTACACGTCCGCTTTCTGGAAGGCGTGGATTACTGCCGTGCCGTCTTCCAGCCAGCGGGTAGCGCCTTTGGGACCCTGATACAACCCTTCCCCGCCAATCGCCGTCCCGCCGCGCTCAAGGATAAAACCTTCGTACCAGTCTTCCAGCGTGCGCCCGTTCTGCCTGGCCCAGGTGGTGCCGATGGCGTCCCAGATCGCCACCACCGCCCGGCTCATCTGCTGCGCTTTGGCCGGGTCATCGGGGTACTTCTCAGCAAAGTGATCCTCGACCGCCATGATGGTCGCCTTGCGGCCCTGCTTTTTGTAGCTCTCCAGCAGCAGCCGCTCCGTGTTGGCGCGGAGTTGTTCGGCCCGCTCGAGCACAATCCGCCGGTCAATCTCTGCCTGCTGTTCAGGCGATACCGCCTCAAGAGCCTGCTTGTGCAGCTCCAGCACTTCGCGCACCAGGCCGGGGTCCACGCCCTCGAGCCCGTCAACGGCATATCCGTACTGGCGCAAAATCGCCAGCAGCGGCTCATCGCCCTGCTGCCCGGCCTCCGCGGCGGTCGGTATGCCGTATTCACTGGCAATCTGGCGGGCTTCGTTGGCCGCAGCGGTCGCGTTCACCGCCTCGATGTTTTCCGGGGTCAGGATACGCCCGTCATCAGTGACGGCCACCAGGTCATCGGCCCACAAGTCCTCAACCACTTCCGCCGAGTACCATTCGGGATGTTCCTGCCGCCACTGCTCCTCCCGGCGCACTAGCCAGTCCAGCCAGTAATCGACCAATTGGCGGTAGCGTTCCTCGCTGCCCCATACCATTGCCCACATGGTGTCTGCCCCTTCGGGGTGATCGTCAAAGCGGTGCTGGTGGGTGTCGTAATATTCAGCCGCCGCGTCCCAATCGCCCACGTCCAGCAGGATCCCCGGTGTCTCTTCGGCTGCCAGGTACAGCATGGCCTGGCGAATCTCGCGCTCAACGGCGGCCTGGTCGGGGGAGCGGGACAGGCTGAAATCATCGTCTTCAATCTTTTTCATCACCCGGAGCACGATGCGCTTGAAATTGCGCTCCCGCCATGCGTCACCCCGCGCCAGGTGGTCGTACAGCGTCCGGTAATAATAGTCCGCCTCCCATTCGCGTCTGCGATGCACGCCTTCATCGCCTAAATCATTCTCGATGAAGAGCACCCGCGATTGAGCCGCCTCCACCCGGATTTCGCGGGCGTAGGATTTGATCGTATGGCGCAGGTCGGGGTCCGCAATCTCGCCGGTGTCAACAAATTGCTGGGCCACGGGCGGCAGCCGGGGCTCAGCGGGGGGGATCTCTACTTCGCCGGTTCGGGCGGCGGATCCTGGTTCAGGAACCCGGTCGCTTCGCCCCTCGGCTCCAGTTCCGGCCCCAGCGTCCTGATCTCCGCCGGCGTTTCGTCTTTCTGCGGCCGCGACCGCTTCAAGCTGGGCGGGAGTAGGTGCTTCACCATTTCCCTCGGGACGTAGGTAAGCCCCTTCGGAGGTACGATCACCCGGTATTTCTTCTTCGGTCTGGGTTCTTCCTGTGTCACCGTCTTTCTCCTCTCTGATAATAGCGCGTTCCAGGGCGGCCCGGTCCTCCGGGCTCAGGCCAAATTCCTCGGCCACCCGGTTCAGTGCGTCTGCCCGGTCCACGCCTTCGCCCACCAGCTCGCCCAGCCGGGCTGCGGCTCGGTCCTGTGCGGTCTCTGGCGGCATTTGCTGCGGTTCGGCAAGGGTTGTTACCGTCCCCTCTCCGCCCGTCTCCGTTTCGACCGGGCTTTGCGGGCTTCTGGCGGCTTCCGGGCCCTCGGCTGCCGGTTCGCCGGCTTCTACTTTCACCCGCGTGCCGGGCATGTTGGCGTGGCTGGCCTCCAGGCTCCGCCGAATCAGGGTGGTGTAGACTTTCTTGTAAAATTCCTTCTGCGCCTTTGACCGGTTGGCCCAGGGCATGGTATAGATCGGCTGTCCACCGTTGATCTTCTGAATGTAGGCCAATTGCTCGGCGGTGAGCACATCCCCCCAGGCGGCCCGCAGGGATTCGGGCAGTTGTCCAAACCGATAGGTCACCATCGCGGCCACCTGTTGACGGCGCACCTGCCTGACGGCGGAGCGCCACCGCTCCGCCCCGCCGCTAAAGCGCCCGGGGTCTTCTCCAAACTGCCGGTTGAACGCTTCGGCGAACATCGTGTCAAACTGGCCCTGCAGCCGGTCTTCCTCCAGCACGGCTTGCAGGTATTCGTTGTTGAGCTTGCGATTGACCTCCTCCCACCAGTCCGCCGCCTGAACCTGCTGGTCGGGAGTCCGCTCCTTGCGTCCCGGCAGGCTGGAAATCTTCTGGCGGTAATCCTCAAACAGCTCCCTCCGGCGGGTATAAAAAGCCTGCCAGTTGTCGCGCATGTCGGCCATGAGCTTCATCACCCGCACGCCGGTATCGGTCATCTGCCCGGCCCCCAGCGCCTCGAACACCCCTAACCACTGCGCCCCGTAGGTATTTTCATACTGGTTGAACAGCACGTCCTCGCGGGCGTTGAGCGACGCCCAGTCCACCGGCATTCCGGCCGCGTCAGCGGCAGCCACCGCCTGGTCAATGCGCTCAAAATGCTCCAGCCAGAAGTCAATTCGTTCATGGATGGTCTGGTCGAGCATGTCCAGCACGCCCTGCAACCCTTCCGTGCCGGCCTTCTGGCGGGCTTCCTCGATCCTGCGGCTGATGGCGGCGGTGACGCGCTCCCGCGCCGACTCAACCAGCCGCATCTGGGCCTTTGAGATGGCGTCGCGGACCTCGTTGTCCGTTCTGGCCCGCGCCAGGTCCGCGTCCAGGTCATCGGCCAGCCCCGGCGCAAGGCTGTCAAGCAGCGCAAACTGGTCAGCGGTCATAACTTCGCGCAGGCTGCGTCGTTCCAGGGAGGTGAATAGCTCCTTTTCGATCTGGGCCTTGCTCTTGCCCCGCTCAATGGCCCGCTCAATTTTCTGCGACAGCCCCGGCTGAACGGCCTCGAGCACGGCCGCCAGTTCGTCCGGCAGCCGGTCAAAGCCGTCCCCCGCTTTCCAGAAGCGGTTCCAAAACTCGCGCATCCCTGTGACCATTGCTGTGTGAGAAGCGGCCTGTTCGATCTTCTGCGAGAGGGCCACGAAAGGTTGGAGCTTATCGGTCCCACGCAGCAGGTCGTCAAACATTTGGATACGATCTTCAGTGCGTTGGGCCTGTCGGATGGCCGCGCCGATCTCGGTTTCCCCCACCGCGCCCAAATCGGCCATGCCAGCACCCTGGCGCAGCCGGGTTGGAGAAAAGCCCATCTCCTCGATGAATCTGGCGTTGGAAGCCGGGGTGTGGAAGCCCAGCGCCCCGTCCCAGGACAGGGTGACGTAGTTGTTGATGGCGTTATTGATCGCGTAGGTCGGGCTCCAGCCTAAGAGCAGCATGCCCTGCATGCGCTTGACCACGTTGGTCAGCCGCACCACCCAGTTGGATGGCTTGACCCCGAAGCGCGTCACCGTCCAGCGGTCAATGCCCTCCGCCAGCAGCAGCTCCAGCTGTGCCCGGAATTGGTCAACCGTCAGCGCCAGCTCGCCTTTGGCAAATCTGTCGGCTTTGGCCTTGAGAGCAGCGCCATTCAGCCCACGGCCCTGGGAGGTTTGAATGCCCTTGAGCATGGTTTGGGCCGCCGCGTCGCCCTCCCCGGCCATGCGGGTCAGGGTGTCGACGTACTGACGCAGCGCCACATCCCCATTCAACTTTCCGGAGTGCAAGTCAGCGATCAGTTGCGCCAGGTCCATGTCCAGGGTGTCGGCGACTGTCTTCAGGATAGCGGCGTCCGCCCGTGACAGGTGCCAGCTTTCCAGTAGGTCCCGGGCCTTCGGCAGCAGATCGCGCACCGCCAGCGGCACGGGCTGTGCCTCGACCGAGGAAAACCAGCGAGGCAATTCCACGTCCACCGTCTGACCGCCCACTTCCATCTTGACCGTCTTCGCCCCGGCCTCGACCGCCCCTTCCGGTCCGGCGGCGGACACCGCCTCGAGCAGCCCGATCATCCTGGCAGGGTCGTTCTCCCCTTCAAAAAGCACCTGAAAACTGTCCACTGACTGGTTGAGAAGCTGCGTGGCCCGCGCCTGCGGAGTCAGCCCAAAGAGGCTATTGAGCGGGGCCGAGTAGTCGCGCTGTTGCCCTTGCTTGTCCACCCCGGCGATAAAGCGCGAGAGGGCCCCAAAGTGAGCCGCCTCGTCTGGGCTCATGGCCCGGATCATCTGCCCATAGAGGCGTGAGCCGGTCAGCAGATCGCCCGAGGCCCCGTAAGCTTTGGCGGCGGTCTTATTGCCGGCTAACCCGGCCGCTTTACCGACCAGTTTTGAGGAGAAGGGTGCCACCCAATCCGCCGGATCGAGGAGGAACCCGGCGATCATCTCCCGGACCAGGCCATAAATTTCCATCGAGTAGCGCCCGTCCGGGTCCAGCCGGCCCATCGCCAGTTGCAGAGCGGTTTCGGTATCCATACCCGCAAGGAGGTTTTCGCGGAACTGATTCATGACATAGACGGCCCCCATGTTCCTGAGGCCGGCGACTTCCAGAGTATCGGTCGGGGGTGATTTAGTACTACCTGCCTCCTTGTAGAGCTTGTTTTCCTCGCGCCAAAGATCCAGCAGCATCCCAAACGGGCTGTCCGGGTCCACATCAAAGTACAGCCGGGTGCGCTTCAGGTCGCCCTGGAAGAGCTGTTCAACATACAGCCTGCCCTGCTCATCCATTTTGGTGCGACCCATCAGGTCGTAAAACACATCCCCGGCGCGCCAGGCGGCCATGCGCTCGGCCGGGTCGCTCAGGTCGAACTCGCCCAACTGGGCAATAAACCCGGCGGTGCGCTCCAGGCCCTGGAAACCCGCGTCCAGCGCGGTAAAGACTTTCTCCAGTGTTCGTGATAGCCAATCGGGGTCGTTTCCCTTACCGGTCACGGGGTCTATGCCCTGATGGGACTTGACGTACTCCGACCCGCCGCCCATTACCAACGCCCCGCCCACGGCCCCCAGCGGGTGCCTGGTGGTCCCGTATCCCAGCCACAGGCCTGAGAACCAGGGTAACAAATTCGGAGCATGTCTGGCCACAACGTTTAACAGCCATATGTCCCTATCCATCTGCGCGGCCACGTCTTTGGGCGCGCCGGTCCACCAGTCTATCTCCTGCGCCTGTCCGGGCTCGCTGGGGGTATAGACGGGCGCGACCGCCCCGCCCCGCTTAGCCTCCAGGAAGGCCTGGTATTCGGCTTGCTGCTGGTCAGGGGTCAGCGCGTCCAGCGCGTCGCCCTCCCCGGCCCAGCGTACCCAGCCGCGCCATTCGTCCATCGTGGGAACGTACTCGGGGTCGCTCAGGCGCTGGTAGAACTCCTCCTGAGATAAACCGACCAGCGACTCCCACCCTTCCTGGGCTAACTGCTGCCGCTTTTCCTCGTCCGGCTCCCCGGCCCAATACCGCGAGGGCCGCTGCATGTACAGCGCCCGGTAGATCGAGTCGCGGTCCACGCTATAGCGGTCGGCCCGCTGCTTCTCTTGAGCGTCATACAGCTTCTTGAAGTAATCCTGCTCCCAGGCGGGCATGGCCTCGGGCGGCGGGGGAGGCAATTTGTCCAGCCAGCTCGCCAGCGAGTCCCCATCCGGCAACGCGTCCCAGGTATACCAGGGCCGTCCGCGGTTGGCCCGGGATAACTGATCGTAAGCGAAGTTAATCGCCTCTGGATCCGCCCAGGGGGGCGGCTGCGTGCCGGGCGGGAGGGCGTCTAAGGCATGTTTGTAGCGGGCAATGCGCTGCGGCGAGCGCCAGTAGGTCGTATTGCGCGGGACGATCGACCAGCGTTCATCGCCGGGCTGGAAGTCCTGGTGATCGTAAACTGTCGCGCCCCGACGCATAAAGGTCTGCTGGGCAATGGGGTTATTGAAAAACTCCGGGGTCGCAAAGGCTGTGCGGTCCCCGTTGGAGTAATAGAGCTGCCCGCCGGCCCCGCGACCCTCGGCTCGCCGTTTCGCCTCGTACTCTGCCTGTAGCTGCGCGTTTGTTTTCGCCACGTTCACCATCCCTTGTAATTGCAAATCGACTCAATGCCCCGCAGGCCGCGCGGGTGACGCGGGTCTTTCCAGGCCCACCGGCGAACCTTCGAAAGGCGTCGCTTCCAGTACCGCCCCTTGCCCGGACCGCTCCAGCGCCCATAAGCGGTGATGTAATCCGGTGCCATCTCGCGGGCCATGTCGCCTCCTAAATGCGCCACTGCACCATGTTCAGCCACCACTCCGGCGGGCGTTCCTCGTAGCTGTATCCGCCGCCCCCGCCGCCGTATCCGCCGCCCCCGCCGCCGTATCCGCCACGGCCATACCAGCCCCAATCGCCGTAGCCCGTGCTCCCATTGCCCCACTCCGGTCCGGGAGGCGCGTCCTGACTGTAATACCAGGCGGCCTCTCCGGACAAGCGGTCGGACCAGGCCCTCAGGGCCCGGTCGCTCATGCCCCGGGGTTGGTTGAGCAAGGTCTGCCCGTTTTGGGTGCGCTGCTGGAGCGTCCCGTAATCGCGTATCCCATTGGAGAGCGTATACCCGCCCCCGCCGCCCGGCAGCACCGTGTAGTATCGCAAGGCGTAGTTGCGGTTGGGCGGGGCGGGAGGGCGCACATTCGGGCCCCGATACCCGTAGCGGTCGGCCCAGGCCTGGTTAGCTCGAGAGAGCGGGGGGGATTGCGTTCGCTGCGCCTGCTGCGCCCCAAAGGTGTTGGCCAGCCCGGATGACTGGTAAGGCCACCCATAGGCCGGACCGTACCTCGTCCAGGTCTGCCTGTTCTGCTGCGCCTGCTGCGTCTGGGCGGGCGCACGCGCTTTAGCTCGGTTGGCCAGGTATTTGGCAACCAGGTCTGGAATCTGCTTCTTTTTCCCGCCCGAATCTGCCTTGCGTGTGTTGTACGGTATCATCACTTGCCTCCGTACCTGCGCTCAATCTCCCGGAATGTCTCGGGGTGCTCCAGCAGCAATCGCTCCTTGAGCGGCTGGGGCAGCGTGGCCCACAGCATCCCCTCGATGGTTTCGGCGGTCGGTCGGTTCCAGCCGGCCTCGAAGCGCGTCAACACCCGCCGGGCCCAGGCCGACCCGTCCAGATATGCGTTGTCCAGGTTGCGCTGATTTATCATTCCAGTCCCTCCTCGCCAGGCATCGGCTCCATGTCCTGCGGCCCGACCAGCGGCAGCCCCGCCTCAGCGCCGCCTCCGGCCCCGATCTGCGCCAGCGCGCCCGGCGGCACGCCCGGCGGCACGCCCGGCGGCATCATCCCGCCCTGCGCCAGGTTCATGCCCGGGCGGATCTGCATTTGTGGCGGCACGTTTGGCTGCTGGATGGCCATATTCTGTTGGAGGCGCTGCATCTCCTCCTGGATTTTCGCCATGACCTTCACCCCGGCCAGTTGCTCGCGCCAGATTTCCTCCTGCATGTCATCGGGTTGGCCGATCTTCAGCCAGCGCTCGCGGGCGTAGCGCCGCGACACCAGCGGGTCACTCCCGCTCGAGGCCTCTCCGGCCATATGCACCATCATGCGCTCGTCCTGCGGCAGCTGTACGTCTAGCGTGCAGGTCAGCTCCAGGTCATCGGGCAACGTTTTCAGGTCGAACTGCAACGCTCCGGCAGGCCGCCCGTCCCGGTCCCGGGTGGACACGCGCACTACTCCACTCTTCGCACTCTTGAGCAGGCGCAACCCCTTCAGCATGGCGTCCCCGATCACCCAGCTGCACATACGCTGGTAGGGGATCAACGCCTGCCGTCCAGCCTGAGATAGCAGGGCCACCATCGAGTAGGGCGCGTTCGCGCCCAGCGGCTCACCTAGCACCTGCCGGTAGATCGTGGATTCGGTTATCTTGGTCTGAGCCAGGTTCAGCGCCTCGCGGATGGAGGGGTCCACCACCATCTTCGCCAGCGGCTCCAGTTTTTCGCCATTGCGCATGCGGATCATGCCGCCCGGGTCCGACCAGTCGATCTCGATGTCCCTGTCATCGAGGGTGTAGGCCACCATCTTCGGGTTCGCTCCGATCAGGTAGGCCATCGTGGTCAGCACGGTCATTCCGATGTTGGCCGCCCGGTAAAGGCCGGACTTGTACGTGGTCCACAAAAACGGCTGCCGCACAGCGTCGCGGTGATCCGCGCCCCACATATCCGAGCCCTCAACCACCGCATAGGCGATAGGGATTTCCGCCAGCCCGTGGGGACCGTAATATAGCGGCTCGTCCACGCGATCCGTCCAGACGGCGTGTACCTCGTGGTCCCAGTACTCGCTGTACTCGACCTCCTCGCCGGGTTTAACGTTGGCGAATTGCGCCTCCGCGCCCGGCCAGCGGGCCAGAACGTCCCAGACTCTCATCCTCCGCACGGTCAAATGCGCGGCCAGCCCCAGCCCATCATCCACAGCCTAGCAGCAGCGCGGCGGCAGAACGTCAAACAGCAACGGGGTCTGCGCGGCAATGCGCTTCGCCCGGGCCTGTCTCCCGCCGGCAGAGGCGCGCACCAGCTCGGCGGTCAGGATGTCGGCGATATGCACCTCATCGTAGAGCAGCGCCGAGAGAGCCACCTGGTAGTGAAGCGGCTTCCCACGCACCCGGCTGGCCTGCCGCCAGATCGCCCCGGCCAGTTTTTCTACCTCGCTCGAGAGTTTAGCGGCCTCCTCATCGTCCGGATCGTAGGGCACGTCCCAGGTCGGATCCGCGGCGGTCATGATGCGGGCCGCTCCGATCAGGGCATTGTGCGGGTCCGGGCAGATGACGGTCTTAATCCAGTCCTCGCTCGGCAACGTGTCGTCCTCAAGCAGGTAAATTTTCTCAACTTCCTGAAACACGCGGTCGCGCTCCGCATAGGCTGAACGCATTTCGTCGGCTTTGGCTTTGATCGTTTCGATACTATCGGGCATACATCCTCGGCTTTCTGGCGTTCTGCTGCCAGGGGTTCACAGTTTTGCTGCTTGATTTTTGGGTCGGCTCCTTGACGCTCGAGAGCAGGTAGCGCAGCGCGTCATAGGCGTGATCCTCCTGGGAAGTGTCCACGTCCTCAACATTCACCTGATCGAATACAAGCTCCGGCAGGGTGCGGATCAGGTTCTCGCAGTTGCGGAAGATCAGCAGCCCGGGCCGGCCATCGGGCAAATTCGCCAGCATCCTGTCCACCTTTCGCTTGCCCGACAGCCGGT